TAAGAGACAGGAACATGCGCGCGTGGGAAGCCGGCCAGGGCCAGCCGCCGCGGGCAACCCTCGCGGAACTCGACGACGCCTTGCGCGCGGATCCGGCGCTCGCGGCCCGCCCGGAACGCCTCAAACTCGCCCGGGCGGAACTGTCTCTGCGATTCGAGGAGCAGACGCAGGCGATGAAGCAGCGCGACGAGGAAGCGGTCGCCACGGCCATGCGCAGCATCATCGAAAACGGCGGGCGGTGGGCGGAATTGCCCCCCTCTGTTCGCGCTGCAGTGCCGCCGAAGGAGGTCGACAACCTGATCGGTTTCGCGCAGAAGATCGCCAAGGGGGAAGACCGGACGAGCCTTTGGCGGTACGCCAAGCTCGCCGGCAATCCAGAGGGACTCGCGAAGATGACGGACGCCCAGTTCTACGCACTGCGCGGCGAACTGTCGGAGGCCGACTTCAAGCACTTCGCCAACGAGCGCGCCAAGCTGCAGGGCCGGGCGCAGGGCAGCAGCGGACCGGGCGACCTGAACTCGCACGCCATCAAGCAGACGCTCGACAGCCGGCTGCGGATGATCGAGATTGACCCTTCGCCGAAAGACGACGGGGGCAGCGATGCCGCGCGGGTGGGCGCTATTCGGCAATTCGTCGACCAGTACTTCGTCGCGGCGCAGGCGGAAGCAGGCAAGAAGTTCAGCGACGCGGAAGTGTCGGCGCACCTTGACGCGCTGTTCGCCAAGAGCACGCAGTTCCGCAACATCTTGTCCTCCTGGGGACGCCCGATGCTGTCGTTGAAAGCTAGCGAACTCAACGGCGAAACGCGGGAGAAGATCATCGCATCGTACAAGCGACAAGGCGTCGACGACCCGACAGACGCGCAAATCCTGCTGGCTTACTGGAACCTGAAAGTCCGCCGATGAGCGACATGGAATACGACGCCGCCGTCGCGGCTGCCCTCGCCCCGGAGCCTGCGCAGGCCGCGCGCGTCGGCTTCGACGCTGCGGTCGATACCAACCCGGACACCTACGCCGAAGCCCGGCGCGTTGCCAGGCGTACCGGCGTACCTGTCGACACCGCGCTCGCCTTGCCGAAGGACGTAGCACGACAAGACACGCTCGGCACCATCGACTTCGACGCCTTGGCGAAGACCGCACCGGCGACGGCGAGGCTACTGGCCGACTACGACCGCGCTCGGCTGGCGCACGACAACGTCGACAACATGGGGGAAATCGAGCGCAAGCTGCGGCAGTTCGGCGGCGGTGCGACTGAAGCGGTCGGCATGGGGCTTAGCGGCACCGGCCAGCTTCTCGACATCGCGCAGCGCAACACCCTGGGGGGCCTGGCAAACCTCATCCTCCCTCGGCCGATGGCGCGCGGCCAGGCGACGAACGAGTCCATCGTCGGCCCGCTGATCGGCGAAGACTGGCGCACCGTAGGCGGGGCGATCAAGCGCACGGCGCGGGACGACATGATGGCCCCGGCGGCAAGCCAGACGTTCGGCGATCAGGTCGCCGCGGGGCTTGGCCAGGTGCTCGGGCAAGTCGCCATGCTGCCGTTCACCCGCGGCGCAGGGCTCTACGCGCAGGGCGCCGACGCGATGGCGGAGAAGATCGCCCCCGACGACGCCTCGCAAGGCCGGCGGGACTTGGCGGTGCTGGGCGGCGCAGCGATCACCGGGATAACCGAGAAGTGGGCGCTCGACCGCCTGCTGGGGCCGCTGGCCGTGCCGATCAAGAACCGGATCGGTGCGAGCCTCGCGCGCATCGGCGTTGCGGCCGCGGCCGAGGGCGGGCAGGAATTCACCGAGAATGTCCTGCAGGACACGTTGCGCGTCGTCCTGACCAACCCCGACGCGCCGATCGACATCGGCCAGTCCATCGGCGAGGGCGGAGTTGGCGCGGCGGTTGGCGGCATCGTCCGGTCGATCGTCGAGGCCGGGCTGCGCATTCGCACGCGCGGCGCACGTGCCGAAGTGGGCCAGCGGCAGGCGGCGGAACTGATCCACAACATGAATCGCCTCGCGGCAGCGGACAAGGTGCTGACGCGCGACCCGGAGACGTTCGAGGCGTGGCTGGCCGAGGCGACCGAGGACGGCCCGGTCGGGCAGGTATTCGTCGACGCCCGCGCGCTGATGCAGTCTGGCGTCGCGGAACAGGTAGCGGAGCTGTCGCCGGCCGTTTCTGAGCAACTGCAGACGGCGATCGAGACGGGCGGCACGATCGCTATCCCGATCGAGGAATACACCGCGCGGATTGCGCCCACCGAGTTTTCGCAGGCGTTGCTGGACCATCTCAAGATCGACCCCGAAGGCTTCAGTCGCGCCGAAGCGCAGGAGTACATGCAGAGCGGTATGGCTGGGGAGTTCGAGGCCGAGGTCGACCGCACGCTGGCGGAGAAGGAAGGCGATGCCACGTTCAAGGCATCGGCGGACGCGGTGAAGGCCGAGGTCAAAGGGCGGCTCGACGTGGCGAACCGCTTCCGCCCGGAGGTCAACGACGCCTACGCGACGATGGTCGGCAGCTTCTACGCCGTGACGGCGGCGAAGGTCGGCGTGACGCCCGAGGAACTGTTCCAGCGCTACCCGCTGGCTGTCAGCGCGGAGCGCATCGACGGGGCGGGCTTCGATCAGGGCTTACAGGATGGATCGGCAGCGCTTCGCACCCTTGCGAACGAAGGGGACTATCAGGCCGTTCTCGCGCAGGCGCTTGCGAATCGTTTGGGGCTTAGCCCCAAGGATCTGGCCGATATCCTCGAAGGTGAACCCCTCCGTGCGCAGCCGGACGGCTTCGGCAGTGCCCCATCGCTCCAGACCGTGCTCACGGAGATGCGTGCTGCTGTTCTCAATGACCGACAGGTTCTCGATGCGGTTGTCGGCGCGGTCCCCGTTGATGTGGTGAACAACCTCTCCGGGTCGGAGAGTGCGGCCAAGATGCTGCTCCATGACGAGGCGATGGACGAGAACAGTACGGCCTTCAATGCTGATTTGGTGGTAACCGAGGGCGTTGATGCAACCAACCCGGTTAGCCTTCTTGTGCGCGAGGCTGCACTCGCGGCTGCAAAAGTTCTGCGCGTAGCGCTTGACACGGGACGGAAAACGCAAGAACTGGATACCGCAGCGGGTACAGGTAACGGGGGCGGTTTTAGCCAAGGCGGCACCTCTGCAAGGGCAACATACAACCCTTATACGAACACGATCACTTTACTTAAGGGCGCAGATTTAAGTTCATTTTTGCACGAATCCGGGCATTTCTTCCTGGAGGTCCAGTTCGACCTCGCCGCGAAGCTGCGGAAGGATGCGGAAGCGTTCGGCGCGGACACGCTGACACCCGGCGAGCGGCAGATCATCGGCGACGCCGACGTGCTGCTGCAGTGGTTCGAGGTGCCTGACATCGCCACGTGGTACAGCCTGGACTTTGAGGAGAGGCGCGGACACCACGAGAAGTTCGCGCGGGGATTCGAGGCGTATCTGTTCGAGGGCAAGGCACCAAGTATCGAACTGCACGGGCTGTTCCAGCGGTTTCGCTCGTGGTTGCTGCGCGTGTACCGCGAATTTGAGAACCTCAACGTCAAGCTGACGGACGAGGTGCGCGGCACGTTCGACCGGATGCTCGCCACCAACGAGCAAATCACCCTCGCGGAGCAGGGCCGGGGCATGATGGCCCTGTTCGCGTCCGCGCAGCAAGCCGGGATGACGCCCGAGGAATTCGCCGCGTACCAAGCGCTCGGCACCGAGGCGACGGCGCAGGCTATCGAGGATCTGCAGGCGCGGAGCATGCGGGACATGGCGTGGTCGCGCAACGCCCGCGGGCGCGCCGTCAAGCGCTTGCAGAAAGAGGCGCGGGAGAAGCGCGCCGAGGTGGAAATGGAAGTCCGCCGCGAGGTCATGAGCCAGCCGGTCTACCGCGCCTGGCAGTTCCTGACGGGCAAGCTCACGGCGGACGATCGGATCAAGAACCCAGAACCGCCGAAGTCCTCGCCGGATGTTCTCGACGAGACCATTGACTCGCTGTTCGTCGCTGTCGCCAAGCTGGGCGGCATCGACAAGGCGGAAGCGCTTGGTACGTGGGGCATCGGCCCCGCCGACAAGCCGCAGTCTGGCGTGTTCGGGAAACCGGTTTGGCGTCGAGCCGGCGGGCTGTCGCTCGACGGCATGGCCGAGGCGCTGGCGCAGTACGGCTATCTCGACCCGGACGCTAACGGCAAGGTTGACCTGCGCGACTTTGAGGAGCGATTCAAGTCGGAACTGTCCGGCAGCCCGGTCTACTCGCGCGCGTACGACTACGACGGCCAGCAAGCGGTACGCCCGGGCGATCAACTCGCCAACCCGCAGGCGCTCGGCGCGGCGCGTCTCGCTATCGCCGAAGTCGAAGCGATGGGGCTGCCGCCAGAGGTCGTCGCGGCGGTCAAGACGCGCCGGATGACCGCCACCAACGGGCTACACCCGGACGTTGCCGCAGACATCGTCGGCGACTTCACGTCGGGCGATGAACTGGTGCGCGCGCTGGCCGCAGCGACCCCGCCGTGGCAGGAAATCGAAGCGCGCACGGACGCCCTGATGCTTGAACGGTACGGCGAGCTATCAAGCCCCGAGGCGATCGACAAGGCGGCCGACGAAGCCATCCACAACGACGTGAGGGCGCGTTTCGTTGCCGCCGAGGCCAACGCCTTGGCGAAGGCCACGGGAAGGCCACGTGTGCTCGCCAGTGCGGCCAGGGAGTATGCCCGCGCGGTCATCGCCCGGCTGAAAGTGCGCAACGTTCACGCCGGGCAGTACACCAGTGCTGAGGCCCGGGCGGCGCGCGCTGCGGCGGAGGCATCCGCCCGCGGCGACATTGCCACGGCCGCGGTTGAGAAGCGGAACCAAGTGATTCACAACGCGGCGGCGCGCGCCGCGCTCAACGCCCTGGCGGAAATCGACCGCGGGGTGCGATACTTGCGCAAATTCGACACGCGCAGCAACGCCATCGACGCGGAGTACTCCGACCAAATCGAGCGCCTTCTCGATCGGTTCGACCTGCGCAAGTCGCAGAGCAACCGCGCGGTGGACAGGCGCACCGCGCTAGCGGAGTGGATCCAGTCGCAGAACGACATGGGCCTTGAACCGGACATCCCACCGGAGTTGGCGAACGAGGCGTTCCGCACGTCGTACAAGAACCTGACCGTCGAGGAATTCCGCGGGCTTGTCGACGCAGTGCGGCAGATCGAGCACCTTGGCCGGCTTAAGCATCGGCTGCTGACGGCGCGAGACAAGCGCACCTACGAGGTCATCCGCGACGAAATCGCGGGCAGCATCAGGGCGAACGCGCGGGGCCGGCAGGCGGACACGCGCACGGCGACCACGCTGACGGGCCAGGCGCGGCAGCAAGTACAGCGGTTCTGGGCGCTGCACATGAAGGCGGCAATGCTAGCGCGCAGAATGGACGGCGGAAAGGACGGCGGCGCAGTGTGGGAGCACTTCGTCCGCGGCGCGAACGAGCGCGGCGACCGGGAGACGACCATGCGCGCCGAGGCCACCGCCAAGCTGTCGGAAATCCTCGCCCCGGTCTCCGCGCTTGGGCCGATGGGGGGCAACGGAATTCACTTTCCGACCATCGGGCGTAGTCTCAACCGCATGGCCCGGCTGGCCATAGCGCTCAACACCGGCAACGAGGGCAACCTGCAGCGCTTGCTCGGCGGGGAAAACTGGACCCGGGCGCAACTGGACCCGGTCCTGCAGTCGCTGTCCCCGGCGGAGTGGCGGGCGGTCCAAGCGATATGGGACCACTTCGAGAGCTACCGGCCCCAGATCGCTGCCAAGGAACGGCGGGTCTACGGCAAAGAACCCGAGTGGGTGGAACCGCGCGCCTTCACCGTGACCGCATCCGACGGCACGACGGTAAGCCTGCGCGGCGGGTACTACCCGATCAAGTATGACCCGGCGGCCAGCCAGCGCGCAGAGGAGCACACCGACGCGGAAAGCGCGAAGCGCCAGATGCAGGGCGCGTACACGTCCGCCACGACACGCCGCAGTTTCACCAAAACCCGGGTGGAGGAAGTCAAAGGCCGGCCGTTGCTTTACACGCTGGCGGGGCTCTACTCCGGCGTCAACGATGTCATCCACGATCTGTCCTGGCACGAGTGGTTGATCGACGCGAACCGGCTGCTGCGCTCGCATACCATCGACGCCGCCATCCGCGAGCACTATGGCCCGGAAGTGAAGCAGCAGCTCAAGGCGTGGTTGCAGGACATCGCCGAAGGCGACAAGCCGGCGGCGAACGCTGGGGAGGCGGCTCTCGGGCTGTTGCGTCAAGGCGTCAGCGCCGCCGGGCTGGGGTTCAACGTGATGAGCGCCGCGATCCAGATTACCGGCTTCAACGTGTCCGTCATCCGGGTAGGGGCGCGGTGGATCGGTCGCGGGGTCGCGAAGTACCTGGGCGGGCCGGTCGAACTGACGCACAAGGTCAACCAGATGTCCGCCTTCATGCGAAACCGCGCGCGGACCCGGTTCCGTGAGTTGAACGAACTGCGCAACCGAGTGCAGGACCAGAGCGCGTTCAGCGAGTTCACCGGGCGCTACGCCTATTTCCTGATGATGCGGGTACAGCAGATGGTCGACGTCCCGACGTGGTGGGGGGCCTACGAGAAGGCGATCGCTGCGGGCGAGGATGACAGCCGGGCCGTCGCGCTCGCCGATCAGGCCGTGATTGACGCGCAGGGCGGCGGGCAGCTAAAGGATTTGTCGGGCATTGAGCGCGGCGGCCAGGCGCTTCGCCTGTTCACCGTCTTCTACTCGTTCATGAACATGACCCTCAACCTCGCAGTGGTGCAAACCACGACCGCGGACACCCCGCAGAAGCGCGCCAAACTGGCGGTCGACTACCTGCTGCTGTTTGTTATTCCGGCTGTGCTCAGCTATGCGCTGAAAAACGCGCTGACCCCGGGGGATTCAGGCGACGACGACTGGGGCAAGGTCGCGCGCAAGCTGGTTGCCGAGGAAATCGGGTTCCTGATGGGCCTGCTTGTCGTCGTGCGCGAATTCAGCGAAGCCGGGAAGATTGTGGCCGGTCTGCCGTCGTTCGGGTACCAAGGCCCCGCAGGGGTACGCATCATCCCGGATTCATTCAAGCTGGTGCAGCAAGCCCGGCAGGGGGAGTTCGACGACGCCTTCCGCAAGACGTTCGTCAACGTTGTCGGAGACGCGTTCGGGCTGCCAGCGGCGCAAGTGAACCGCACCATCACCGGCGGGAAGGCGATCGCCGAAGGGAAGACCAGCAACCCGGCGGCGATCGTCTTCGGTTTTCAGGAGGCCCGCTGACCCGGGGCGGTGCACGTATCGAGGCCCCCGACGGATAGCCTCACGGCAATCTTCAAGAGGGATCCGCCATGACCGTCTCCAGTACCGTGCGCCGCGCCGGGCCTTTTGTGGGCAACAACTCGGCGTCAGCCTTTCCGTTCGCGTTCAAGGTGCTCACCGCGGCGGACGTCTACGTGGTGAAACTCACCACCAGCACAGGAACCGAAAGCGTGTTGGTGTTGACCACCGACTACACGGTATCCCTGAACGCCGATCAACACGCGAACCCGGGCGGGACCGTGACTCTCACCGCCGGGGTTCTGCCAACCGGGTACCACCTCACCGTCACGTCCGGTATCGCGGCCTTGCAGCAGACGGACCTGACCAATCAGGGGGGCTTCTACCCGAGCGTCATCAACAACGCGCTGGACAAGCTCACCATTCTTGTTCAGCAGGCCCTCGAACGACTGGACCGGGCGCTGTCGGTGCCTTTGTCGAGCGACACGGGTATCGACACGGAGCTACCGCCGCCGGTGGCTAACCACTTCCTCGCTTGGAACGATGCCGCTGACGGGCTGCAGAGTCTCAACGTGCAAGGTCTCGCGACCATCGTCGCCTTCGGCACCGCGAACGCCGACGTTTTCGACGGCGACGGGGTGACGACGCAGTTCGCACTGACGAGCAACCCTGGATCGCTCAACAATCTCGACGTGGCCATCGGGGGCGTAACAAAAACGCCGGGGATTGACTACTCCTGGTCCAGCGGCACGACCATTACCTTCACGACCGCTCCAGCCGCGGGAACGGACAACATCCTGGTGCGCTACCTGCAGGGCCTGCCACAGCTTGCCGCACAGGCAGCCCCTTACACTCCGGCGGGGGCTGGGGCTGTCGAGACGACACTCCAGACCAAGCTGTACGAGAGCATCAGCGTCAAGGACTTTGGCGCCGCCGGGGATGGCGTAACCGATGACACGGGGGCGATTCAGAACGCGATCAACTATGCCAACACGGGAAAAGGCCGAATCTACTTTCCGCCGGGTAGTTACCTGTTCGGGACGACCCTTACCTTGACGGAAAACAGCTCAGGCATTCTCGGGGCCGGCGGGGGGAACTGCGTCAACAGCAGCCCGTCGACGGACGCTCCGACGACCCTTGTGTACTCCGGGACGGGGCCGGCGATTCGCGTCAAAGGCATGAACTGCAGGTTGGAAGATTTCCGGTTGACGTCCGCTACGGCGCGCGCCGCATTATCGTTCGACATCTCGCGGCCGGGGATCCGCATCGAGGCGGACGACACCTCCACCGGGCGGGCCGACCGCTGTCATGTCCACAGTGTGCGCGTCGATAAGCAGCCTGGCGACGGCATCCTGACGGTTGGTCCGGTCACAGCATCGCAGATCACAGATTGCGACATCATCTCGTGCAAAGGTTTCGGGATCCGGCTCGACGCAGGCAACTATACCGGCCTGACGCGGACGTACCCTTCCTACCCGGGGCTGATCAATATCAATGACTGCAGGACGTACTTCTGCGGTGGCCACGGCGTCGCGGTCTCCAACCCGCTGACCGTGACGCAGGCGAACATGGGCATCCGCATCAACATTAACCAACTCGACAGTTTCGGGAACGGCGACAACACCGCAATCATGTACGCGGCCGGCGACGGCAATTTCTACGACACCTGGATCTTCGGGGAGCAGATCAACCTCACCTGCTGCGGCATCGCCGGTACTCAAGGGTCCGCGATGACGGTCGAACAGCTTGGCGGCTTGTACGTCGCCGGCCGGGACATCAGCGTCAACAACTGCCGGTTCATCGAGACAAAGCAACCGATTTACTGGGGGTACGTCGCCGCGCAGCCCAGTACGGGGCTGGAAGTGAATCAGTTTCGCCTGCACAACTCGACGCTCACGCACACCGATATGGTGAAGCTGCAGTCGGCGTCTGCCGTCGGGCTGCGCGTTGCCTACGACCGGCGCGATTTCCTCACGAACGTCGCAACCAAGCAAGTCAGCAACGTGCCTACGGACGTGCAAGCCACGTACCGGGGGGCGATCGAGCACGTAAACGCCATCAGCGGGACGGGGACGTTGGTAACGTTGGCGGATGACGCGGTCTACACGATCCCGATTACTGGCGCGGCGGTGTCTACTCCACAGCAGGGCCTGCTCATCATCGCTCCGACCGCAGTATCGGCGGGGGGCGGGTTGTTCCACCTCCGGCTGGCTTCGACCTCCCCGGTGGCAACGAAATGGGCGGGGGAGGCCAACACGACGGCGCACGGCGCCGGGGGGGCGCTCACCGGGACAACCGGGACGGACGGCAACCTGAACGTCTCGTGCAGCAACACCGCCATCTACATCGAAAACCGCCGGGGGTTTTCAATCGTCTTCACCTATCAGATCCTGTCAATGGGGCACGGCGTTGCGCTCGGCGCAGCGGCGTAATGGCAATTCGAGGAGGGCGCGGCATGTGGCCTGCTGATTTCGACGACTTGACCTTCGACCCTCGGAACTGAGCCCGCACGCGCGGGGGAAAGGCCCACGTGAACGCACTAATGGCCGAACTGGCTCCCTACATCCTGGCCGGTCTGTTTGGGCTGGTTGGTTGGTATCTGCGCGACAACGCCAGGCAGCACCAAGCGCTCGTCGAGGCGGTGCATGGACTCGGCGGGACAATATCCCGATTGGAACAGAAGCTAGAGGACAAGGTCGACACGCACGCCAGACGGTTTGACCGCTTCGTGCTGTCGCAAGAGGCCCGGCTGACGGCGGTCGAGACTCGCTGCGCGATCGAACACGGGGAAATGCCGGACCGCAGGGTAGCGGCGCAGAGGGTCGTCAACTGGCAGGAACGATCCGATGTCGGCAACGCCGGAACGAAAGCGCCGCAATGATCACGACGACACGCCCACGGTCGCGGCCGGCAGAATCTCCAGCCGCCCGGATCGACGCTGAAGCTACCGCCATGGCGGCGCAGGCTGAAATCACGCTGCTGCGCAAACTTCTTGAGCGGTGCGACAACTGCTTGGCTGCCGTGGTGCAGGAAGCGCGAATCGACGGCGAGCCGGACGCCTACGCGGAAGGGCTGCGCCAGGACATCGCGCTCGCGCTATCGGGGTGATCGAACGTGGACCCCGACACCGACCGGCGCATCGGTGCCGTTGAGGCCAAGCAGCGAGCCCGGGATGCTCGCTGCGCCGCCTGCCTCGACAGGTTGCGCAAAGAGGTCGCTTTGGCGCGTTCGGTGCGGCGGTGGGCTGCTGTGGCTACGCTGCTGGCGGTCGGGTTGGCGGTCATGGTGTTGGCGATCGCCTGCTCGAACGAATAAATCGGCCAGCTCGTACTTTCGCCGTAGCTGGCCGCGATCCCGTCAAGCCGCTTGCCGCCCGCCATTTAGCAACTCGGACAGCCGCGCTCCTTGCCGTCCGCCGTTTGGTCATTTCGTCGCAGTCCTTGCGCTCGACAGAAGCAGGTCGCGGAACTCTGGCGGCGTGGCGTTCCTGATGCGTGCCTTATCTTTTCCGCCGGCCATCGCGACAACTCCGATACGCCGCGCTTTCTCGTACCCGTAGCGTTCAACCATCCAATCCGGCAAGCGTTGTTCACCCTTGGCCCAGTTCAGTTCAGGGAGGTCGCAGTTTGAAGCTGCGAGCCATGTAGGTTTCCGGCTTGCGTGCCCGTAGTGGCCTTGCTCAACGTAGCAGACCCACACACCGTTGAAGATGTCGCGCTGCCATCCTGCCCCCATTTTTGGCCGAAGCAGCCCGAACGCCTCGAAAGCGCGGGTGTGAGCAGGGTGCCCCAAGACCCCGCCAAAGCGCTTCACGGCGCCAAGGGCTGCGGCGAAGCAACCCCCATCATCCCCGAGTTGGAACTGGTGTGGTTTCCTTGTGCTCCCGTGCCAGAAGCTGCCCCATCTCTGACAAGGCGGGTGCGCCACGACCGGAGCCGGGCCGGCGTAAAGCCTGGCGTCCCTGTTCTCATCCCACGGCTCGACGCCGGGTAGGCCGAAATACGACCCGTTGGTCTCAACGTACAGGGCAGCAACAGTTGTCTGCCGTTCGCGCATTTCGTCTTCGGAGCTTCGCCGGGGATGGCACCGCGCGCGTAGCGGTCGAAGACGACGCGCGTGATGCCCGTCTCAACCGGCGCTGGCCTGCACTCCAGCTCGGCCCACTTCCGTTTCGCCTCGTTCAGGTCGCCGCCAAGAGGGCTTTCCTTGCGCCGCCCTGCCTCGTCCCGGCCGTTGTAGTAGTACGACACCCCCCTTCTTGCCGCTGGCCAGCGTCCGCACGCGGCGCAGCATCCTGGGCGGCAGGTCGCGGGCTGTCGTCTTCTGGCGGGTCATGCGGTGCACTTTAGCCGATCTGCGAGAAGCCCGGTGCGCATCGTTCAGCTACCAGTTCCGGTATCTTCAACCGTACAGGTTCTTCCAGCACAGTCCCGTCGTCTGCGGTGTACGCTTCGTGACCAAGGTGCGCGGCGCATTGGTCCAGCAACCCACGGAAGAAGTCCGCGTTGCGCGACATCATCGCGGCGGTTTCCATCCAGACGGCCAGCCGCTTCGCGAAAGCCATGGCGAGCGCAGCATCCATCTGCTTGCCGCTTGTTTCATCGTCGCACCAGCACTGCGCGGCCTCCTGCAGTGCTTCTTCCATGTACTGATTCATCGCCTTCCTTTTCTGGTTGTTGGCGTGCTATCCGATCTGCGAGAAATCCGGCGCCCACGATTGCGGCGTGAGCTCTGACGCCTCGATCCCGGCGAGTTTGAGCCGGGCATACATCCGGCCGACAATCGGCCTTCCTGCCCGGTTGGTGTGGTACTTCCAGCGGTTCGCGTCGAGCCACATGCGTTGTCCGTCGTTGGTACGCGCGCCGGTGATGTCGTACAGTTCGTCGGCGGCCAGCGTCTCGGAGGGCAGGTGCAGTTCGAAGATGGCGGTCATGTCTCGATCCTTGGTCAAACCACGTCAAACAGGCTGCGCTGCACTGTGGTTGCCGTATGGAAATCGGCGACCCAGAATGTTGGAGACTGGTACGCCTCGATCCGACCGCGCATGACCGCCGCTCTGCTGTCCTTGCTGGCTGGCGTGTACGCTCCGGTCCAGCGGGAGTCGATGCCGACATTTCGCGCAATGTTTGTGCTGTCGGCACTGGCAAGAGGGAGTTGGGTGAACACGTCTTGGCTCAGCATGCGCAGGCCGTGGAGTTTGCAAACCGGGTTGCCGTTGCGGTCGCAAACCGCGTGCATTGCTTCATTCATCCTGCGCCACCATTTGCTGTCGCCGACGCGGGAATAGTCTCCGCTGCTGCCGAGACAGATCCTGGGCCAATCGTTCGCAAGGCGCTGCAGCCTGTCAATAGACTCGTGCATGTGCCAGACTGGAGCGCCAACTGCGATGCTTTTCCCGCGCCATGGCCATTCCTCAACAAGAGCATCGTTTTGGTCTTCGTCTCCGTCGATAACATCTGGGATCACCGCAAAGTCAAAACTCGGGTAGCGATGCAGTTCAGCGACCCATTCATAGTATCGGCCCCAGTCGGTTACAGGCTTGCCGCTTTTCCACGCGCTGAATGCGCCGTTGTCAATGGCGAATGACTGGCAAACGTCCAGAACAATGCCGAGTTGATCCGGGCGCGCAAACGACACGAAAGCATGGCCGCCGTTGACCGCTGCAATGGCCGCTGAGTTGGGCGTGATGGGAATTCCGTGATAGTGGATCATGCCCTGCCCCGCCACCGCCGGAACACTTCCATCGCTGCGACAATCCCGCAAGGCCCGCCGCTGAGGTAAGCGGCGATATCGAGCCCAGCGGCGTCCGGCGCAAGTTTGAACAGCACGAGGTTCGCCGTCCCGATAGCGAAGCTGTTGGCGAACGCCAGCCCGCGGTGGCCGGCGTTGACCACAAGGGACTGCAGGCCGAGGAAGAAGACCAGCGCGAACGTTGAGAGGAACAGTGATACGGAGGTCATTTGCCGTCCCGTTCCAGTGCTTCCGCCTTCAGCGCCGCATACGCGATGCAGTCCTCTGCGCTGTCCCTGTGGAAGCCAGACCCGGACCACTGCCGGGCGTCCTTGAGAAGCTGCAGCAGCAGCAGCAGCCAGCCCTCCGCCGCTGTCAAGTCTCCCCCCGTCAGCGCATTGAACGCGGCCACGCAGCGGCCCATGCTGCGCTCGCCTTGTGGGCTGTCATATTGCTTCCCGCGCTCCTCCATGATTTCGGCGGCGCGGCGGAGGTATTCGGGGGCGGTGGTCATTGGCATAATCATTTGAACCCTTGAAAATTCATCTTCATGGAGCCAACGAGCAAGAATGCGACGAACAGATACCACCCCCACCCGTTTCGCTGTTCGTATATTAGCCATGCTGCAAATCCCATGATTGCCACTGGAGCCATTACAGCAACGACGAACATGAGTGCTTCAAGTGCCGTTTTCATTGGTGTCCTTTTTCAGTACAGGAAAACAGCGCCGCAAACTGGCGGCCACCACCATTTCCGGTGGTTTGGGACAAGCAGTGCGACGCGTCCCGTAAGCTGAATCTCACATGCGCTGCAGTCCCACAAAACGAGGCTAACGCGGCGCAGGTTGTTGTCAACCGATACGATCCTGCTCCAATACGGCTTTGCCGGGTTGTCCTGCAGAAGCTTTCGAATTCCGTCGTTGGTCATTCGTGTCCTCCATTCGGATTCTTTCCATCCGGATCGCACCGGCACGCTTCGACAGTCACCCGCCAAGTGTTAGCGAATCGCGGCTCCACCGTCAAGCCATTATCCAGCCAGCGGTGAAGCATATGCCCGGCAGTCTCGCGGTCGACGCGCCCGTAATCCAGTGCGCGGACAACAACGCCACACTGGCAAATCGCCACAAATCCTGTCGGTGGCTTTTTTCCCATGCCATTACTCCTTGTTCTTGACCACCGGCTCGCCAGGAGCGCCAGCAGTTCGGCGTCGTCGCGGTAGGTCCGCAGCGCGTTGAGCACCAGCCACGCCTTTTGCAGCGCGTCGCGCATCTGGCGCATGGTGTCCGCGTCCGCGCGAGGGGCTGGCGGGTACGGGATGTCGAAGTGCGGCGAGCCCATCATGAACTCGTCACTGTCTTCGTCGCCTTGGTACTCGCGGTCGAACTTCGTCGCGGTGAAAACCTCTGCTTTCGGCGCGGCTAAAGCCCCTGCGTTTGGTGCCTTCAGCCACTCCCGGACATCCTCTACTCGCCAAGCGGTCACACGCTCGGACAGCTTGACAGGCGCAGGAAAGGTGCCAGCCTTCACTTTGCGCCAGAGGGTTGCAGCGGAAAACGGTAGGACGTGCGGGCACAGTTGGCGCGCGTAAACGTAACTGTGTGGGGATAGGCTGTCGAACTTCGTCGCGGTGAATGTCATTTTGAAGCGCCTTTCTGTTTCATCGCCTCCAGCAGCAGGTCTTGGACCTCGCGCTTCGATTCGCGGCGGGCCATGACCAGTTCGTCGACGGTGTCTGCGGCTACGATGTAGTGGATGAATACCGGGCGGGCGTGCCCGGCTTGTGTCTGGCGGGTCGGGCCGATGCGCTCGACGATCTGCTGCGCTTCTTCCAGATTCCACCAATGCCCGAAGAACACGAGGATGTTCCCCCCGTCCTGCAGGTTCAGGCCGTGCCCGGCGCTGGCCGGGTGCGCGAACAGGACCGGAATCCGGCCCGCGTTCCAGTCGCGGACGGTCTGCGGGTTCTTGTCGAGCGCGCGACCCTTCGGGAACGCGCGCAGCAGGCGCGCGAGGTCGCTCTTGAAGTGGTACGCCACCAGCACCGGGGCGCCGGCCGCTTCTTCAATCACGCTCTCAAGCGCGCGGAGCTTGGCGTCATGCACTTCGGAAAACGCGCTGCACTCCTCGTCCGTGTAGATGGCCCCGTTCGCGAGCTGCAGGCACTTGATGGTCCGGCTTGCTGCGTTGAACGCCTCGACCTCTGCGCCGCACGCGAGCTGCAGGAACATCTCGCGCTCCATGTCCCGGTAGAGCGCCCGTGCGCTGGGCGGCAGCACGACGCGGATTACGTTGACAATGGGCTCCTGCAGGTCGAACCAGTCGCGGGCGTCGAGCGACAGGGCGAGGTCGCGCAGCCGGTCCTCGATCTGCTCCTGCGCGGTTGGCAGGGGATCGAGGCGTATAGCGTGCGGGTCCGCACCGAGGCGCACCGACCGGAACCAGCGCGACGTGAACGCCTCGAAGCTGCGGCCAAGGCGCTCCCCGCGGTCAAGGAACCATGTCTGCCCCCACACGTCCTGCAGGCCGTTGGGGCTGGGGGTGCCGGTCAGGGCGATGAAGCGGTCGGCGTGCGCGTGCGCGACCTTGGCGAGCGCCCGGGCGCGCATTCCGCCGCGCCGCAAGCGAAACGACTTCAGCCGGGTGGCTTCGTCAGCTACGATTTTGCGGAATGGCCAGTCGCGGCCGAAGTGCTCCACAAGCCACTGGATGTTCTCGTAGTTCGTGGTGTAGATCGTGGCTGGCGCCCGCAGAGCTGCTCGGCGCCGCTCAGTCGAGCCGACCACGGCGGACACACGCACGTGGCGCAGGTGCTCCCACTTCGCCGCCTCGTCCGGCCACGTGCCGGCGGCGACGCGCAGCGGGGCGAGCACCAGCGCCGGGCCGGGCTCGATAAGCTCGATGATGTCGAGCGCGGTCAGCGCGGCTACGGTCTTGCCAAGCCCCATGCCCGCCCATATGGCGCAGCGGGGACGGTCCAGCATGACGTCAATCATGATGCGCTGGTACTCGCGGGGGGCGAAGGGCTTGCGGGGCGCCATCAGCACGCACCGTCCAGTTCGGCGACCGCATCGTGCAGCGCTTCGACAGCCGATTGCGCGGTGCTGCCGAAGCGCTCGACGCGGTACTTGTCGCGCTCGTTCTTGGTGGCCACCAGCCGGGCGAGCCACGCGGCCGGCCATGCTGTGCCGCCGCGGCGATAATCGAGGGAGACGCCGTGAAAGCGCGCGCCCAGCGATTGCAGGATCGCTAAATGGTCCATCACCTCATCACCTCATCACATGCTGGCGGATGGCTCCGCCCCTGACGTGGGTCCGCGTCTCGTAGCCGTGCGTCGTGGTGCGGGCATCCCCCGTGCTGGTATCTTCGGGCGCACGGCGCCGCGCCAGGTATTCAGCGGATTTCTTGAGCCCCATTTTCCTCGCCTGTCCGTTAGTTGCGGCCAGGGTCGCGCCGAAGAACCTCGCGATAGCCGCAGTATTTTCGTGCGGGTAGCGCTCGCGCAGGATCGCGCAGCGCTCGTCCGTCCATTGTGAGCCGGGGGTTGCCATGCCATGCGCCCTCACACCAAGTCGTCGACAATACCAGCCGGGGTGGCGAGCGTGGTGTCGTGCGTCCACGTCGGGGCGGTCTGCGCGAGGGGGTAACTATCCGTGCGCAGCGGCATCAGTACGCCGACGAAGTTCTCGTCACCTAGCGTCAGCAGCGCGCCGGACAGGCCGTTGTGCCCGATGCCAACGTAGGGTGCCGCCTTCGAGCCGTGCAGGGCGCTGTGCGCCTTGGCCAGCGTCGCGAGGTACCGCGGGTCGAACTGCGCCAATACACCGGAAGCCTTGCCAGGGATGACGCGCCGATAGTCGGGGTACCGCCCGGCGATGGTCCGCCCGACGGTTGTTGCCCCCCCGGCGGGCGTGACTTCCACGCGCCGGGTGTTGTCCTCGCCTTCGGGCTCGCCAAGCGCGACCAGCACGGGCACTTTACCCTTGACGTTGCGCAGCAGGTCAAGCGGGACGATCGCCTGGAAGACGGTGTCTGTGAGGGCTGGCGGGGGGTACGAGATGCGGAAGACGCCAAGCATGCTGGCGTCGGTGGCGATCAGGCGGATTTCGGACGGGCCAACCTCGAAGCAGACAGCGTTCAGGTAGCAGCGAACATCCCGCGTGGCGGCAAACAGTTTGATCGCGGCGAGCACTTCGCCACGGACGTAGCACTCAATCATGGGTTTCCTTTCAGTCGGTTCAGTGTGCGCCGCAGTTCAAGCGTGTAGCACGCGAGAAAGACGCGCAGCGCAGGGAAGCAGCCAGCGGTTTCCCTGCGCTGCGCCACGGCCGCGGCGAATTCGGGGGTGTCGGAAAGCGGCTGGCTCATCTCAGAACCTCGTCCACTTGGTCGAAGCTATCGACGATCTCGACGCGCTGGCCGAGGCAACGCATGCGCGCATGCTCGCGGGCCTGGTGTGGCTTGGCCTTCTCGCCGGGGGCCTTAACCTCGATCCAGATAGCGGCGCGGTGCGGCAACATCACGAGGCGATCGGGGGCGCCGTTGCGTCCAACCCACCGCACCTTGCGCACTTCGCCTCCCAGTGCCTTCGCGCGAGCGATAAGGTAGTATTCGATGTCGCATTCGATCAACGCCCGCGGGGCGAGCCGACCGGCACGGACGCGATGCATAGGGTTGTCACGCTCAGTCATCGCCGTTCGCTCCCGCAAGGCAGCCTGTGAGAAGGCCGAGGGCGAAGCCAAAGTAGGCAGCCAGGAGGATATCTACCACAGCGCCACCCCGCGCCAACGGCGCCACGCGCGGCGGAACGATACGCGGCGGCTGTTGCCCCAGTAGCGGTAAATCCGGTACAGCTCAAAAAGGCCCACGTCAGTTTCCTTTCTTGGTTGGTTGGTTGGAGGTCATTTGCGGTAACGCGCCGCCTCGAAGCCTTCTGCGGCGAGCGGCAGGCCGTCCGCCCATTCCGGCGGGGTAGCCATCAGGGCTGACAGGTGCGCGGCGTTGAATTCGGGGGTGTCGGGCGTCTCGGTGATGAGTTCGTCGTGCACCGACAAGACGATGCGGTAGCCGGCGGCTTCGACGCGCGGCATGCTGTCAGCCAGCACGTCGCGGGCGACGGCCTGGGTGATGTTTTCGGCCAGCTTGCCGCCGTATGTCTCAATCCGCGACCATTGTCGCGTGTACTGGTTCATGCCTATGTAGGACAGCTTGTTGCCTTCACCAAGCCGAACCCCTGGGTAGCAAAGAAAGCGACCGGACGGCAGGCGGATGCGCAGCCAGGCCCCGTCGCGTCGCAGGCTGACGCGCCGGCAGTCGAAGACTCGCCCGGGGGTTTGCACTGCGGTACGGGCCACGTCCTGCAGATCCCGCCAGAACGCTGCGGTAGCCGGGTGCCCGTACCGCCATGCGCGTTTGAACGATTCGCAGACCATCCACGCCCGGTCTGACAGGCCGAAGGTCGGTCGGCCTTCCCGCTTGGTCCATTCGAGCGCGCTGCGGGCTTCGTCGAGTATGTCAGCGGGAATCGCCGAGAAGGCTTGCTCGGCCATCGCTTCGAGGTCGATGCCGTATGCGGCGGCAAACGTCACGAACGCGCCGACCCCGCCTTCATAGCCGAGTGCGAGTTCCTGCACCTTGCCGATTTGCCGCTGATCCTTGGTCACGTCGTCGGCCGGGATGCCAAAGGACCGTGAGTAGGCCAGCTTGTACAGGTCCGGGCCGGTCCCGTTGTCGTAGTGCCGGAACGCATGTAGTTTCCAATGCTCGCCGGCCAGCCAGGCCAGCCCGCGGCCTTCGATGTTGGCGAGGTCGGCGGCGACCAGCTTGCGGCCGGCGGGGGCAACGATGGCGCCGCGCAGGGCGCTGCCGATCAACCGCACCGGCGGGCGAAACAGCAGGTCCGCGCAGCCGGCCTTCAGCGCGGCGATGCCGGCGTCGATTTCGCTCTGCTTCAGCGTGGCGCGCGGGAGGTTCTGCGGCTGGAACAACCTCCCGGCCCAGCGTCCTGTGCGGGCGGCGCCGCAGAACTGCAGCGAGCCGCGCAGGCGGCCGTCTGAGGAGCACGCGCGCACGAGCGTCTGGTACTTAGCGGTGCTGGTTGCGCTGGCCTCGATACGGATGGCCAGCAGTTCGCGCAGAGCTGCCGGCAGGTCCGGGTCGTTGCCCCGGCGTTCCAGCGTGCTCTGCTGCATGTCTGGCAGTGCGACCCCATAGGCGCGGGTGATGTGCCGCAACATTTCGTCCCGTTGCGTCGCAGCCTGCACGTCGCCTCCGGTGAGTACCCGCGTGCGATCGGCGAGCCGCGCTTGTTCAGCCTGAACCGCAACGATTGCCGCGCGAGCGAGTTCAATGTCCACCGCAAAGCCCCGGTCGTTGATGGCCTGGTCCAGCTCCCACAACGCGCGCTCGCTTACGCTGCAGTTCCAATCCGGCATGGCCTTGTCGACCGCGCGCATGGCTTCCACGTCAAGGCGTGCGTAATCGACAAACTTCGTCCATTCCGCCGGGTGCGTCTCGCGGGTAGCACGGCGCGGGTAGCCTCCGTATGTCACCGCCTTGCGAGGTTTGCAGAACAACAGCACCAGCCGGCGGCCGTCCTTGTCCTTGGCCTTGTCGCCCGGAAGCTTGAAGATTTCGCAGAGCTTGTCCAACCCGCCGGGCAGGGAATGGGCGAGGGCCTTGACCATCGTGTCGCGGACGCGATGAACGGGAATCTCGAATCCGCAGTGCCGTAGCACGGTGCGGTCGAAGTGCGAGTTGTGGAAGGTGAAGACGCAGTCGGGGTCGGCGAGCGCGGCGGCGAGCGTGTCAGGCATCGGGGCGCCCGATGTCAGATCCCACACTTCGACCTGGCTGTCGTTGATCGCGAAAGCCCACAGCATCACTTCCGCCTTCTCGGCGTAGGCGTGCGTGCCGTTGGTAATAGGCACTTCGCTGTAGGTTTCCGTGTCGCTCCAGCAGATTCGCATTGCGCTGCTTCCCTCTCAAAAATGACCGTTGCCGAGATTCCCGGGGATAGTAGTCTCCAGCCCTCTCCCGGTTTATGCATGCCCTGGCGCAAGTACGCGTTACGGGTACGCCAGGGGTAGCAATCTCGGCCTTGCCCGCGTGGTCTGGCGCAGGTGGAGGTAGAGGACTCCCGTTTTGCGGCGCCCCCGGCTAGCGAGGGCGGCGTAAAACGCCCGGCGCTGCCGCCGGGTGCGCGGTGCTCAGAGCAGGTCGTCGGCGGTTTCCGCGGCCAGGTCGTCGAACTCGTCAGGTGCGGCGGCGCCGCCCCCGGCGAATGCATCGCCGTCGCGCAGGAACTGCACGCCGCGCAGACTGGCGTTGATGCGCTTACCGTAGTTGTTGTCCTGCGCCCACAGTTCGATCGACGCGTTGACGTAGCAGCCGGCGTAGGGGCGGCCGTCCTGCTCCACGAGCGGGCGCTTGTCCCGATCGATGACCAGCGGCCGGGCGCTGTTCCGGGCGGAAACGTAGAGCATGCCAACGAAGCCCTCGTAGTTCGACTTGAGGTCGCCGTCGTGCAGGCAGACCTTGTCGGTGGCGCGCATCTGCTTGAGAATGGCGGGGGCCTTGGCGCCCCACTTGTCGGTGGCGATCTTGTCGATTGCCGCGTTCAGGACGGCAGCCTGCGGGTCTGCCGGGTCGAGCAAGAACGATGTTGAGAAGGCGGGTTTGCCTTCGCCGTTCACCGTCTTGGCGGTGAAAAGTTCGGGGAACGACAGGCGGACGTTGGTCAACTTGATTTTCATGGTGTGGGTTCCTGGTGGAAATGGTCGGGGTACTGCAGCTTGATGCGGGCGGTTGCCTTCTCGATCGCCTTCTGCCGCGCCAGCGGATCACGGACTGAGTGCTCTGCGGTCGCGGCGCGCTGCAGCGCTGCGATGGCGTCGGGCGGCAGCAGCGAGTGTGGAGGGGCGACGCGCACGGCTAGACCAGCTCGGCGATGTCGTCGCTGACGACAGAGAATTCGTCGGCGGTAGCCTGCACAACGAGGGCCGGGCGCTTGTCCGATTCCAGCGCAACGGACGGACGGCCTTCGGGCTGCACGACGAGCGTCTGCAGCTTGGGCCACTGTCGCGGCCCGATCGCCCCGGCTTTGTGCAGCTTCTCGGCGGTAGTCGGGCTGATCAGGGACAGGTCGTACATTTCATCGACCTTGAGCCGCATGGCCTTAAGTGCGTGCTCGGCGGCGGTCATGTCTGCCCATTTCCGCGCGCCGCGGCGGCCCTGCACGAGCTTGAAACCCGGAACAGCGTTACCGGCCAGCAGTTCGGACTCAGCCTTGGCGCGAACGGCTTTGCACCACGCTTCGATCAGGTCGGTGGCCGACATCAGGTTGCCGAGTGTCGCGTTGTCGAACGTCCGCGACTCGACCGGCTTGAGCTGCGGGGGGAGCGGCTGCGACACGTCGACGAAGTCGTCGGCCACCGTGGCGAGCACATGCGCGGTGAGGGCCGGGCACGACGCCTTGGCCTTGCAGAACCGGCACTGGCTGTCGCCGGGGGCGAGGTACTTGTCGCGCATCTCGCCGTACTTGTCGAAATACTGCAGCGCCAGGGTGGTACGCTCGGCGGCGGCGGCTGCGCGCTGGCGGAAAATCTCGAGTTCTGCGAGCGTGTAGCCGCACTCTGACACGTGGTCGCGCCTGGGCTGCACTATTGCCACGCGCACGCTGGCGAAATCGCCGAGATAGTCGAACTCGCGCAGGGCAGCGAGGGCGTACATCTGGAGTTGTGGGTTGTTCTCGGCGTCGACCAACACGCCTTGGCCGTACTTCAGGTCGACAACGGTCAGGACGTCGCCATCGACGACCACCGCATCGGCTGTGCCGAATGCGTTAGCCTCTCCGGTGATGTGTTGGAGGGGGAGCGCTTGCTCGACCGCCAGTTCGCCCGCGAAGGACCGGACGTAGTCGACGTACATCTGCACGTGGCCGGCCATCTCAGCGTCGACTGCGAACCCCCGCTCGCCGACGGTGATGATGCGGCCGAGGTAAGCGGCAGCGTCGGTGCCGTTGGCGAGGGCGAGCGCTGCCAGTTCGTGCGCGGCGGTGCCTTCGTCGGCGAACTCGCTGCTGGCGTCGGGCTGACCCGACTCAAGGGCGACACTGCCGGGGCAGCGCATCCAGCGGTGCGCCGACGATGGGGAAAGAACGGCGTGAGTGGTCATCTGCAGGCCCTCCGGTGGCGTTGGACGTTGCGCGCCTTGGCGGCGAGCCGTTTGGCGTGCGCGACGCCCGAGGCGGAGCGGGGCGTAGCGCCGCCGCCCTTGCCCCGGGAGATGTAGACCGGGAGGTTGGTGGGCGCCATCCCCGCGGCGAGCATGGCGAAAATCGCGCGGGCGCGAGCGAAAGGCGCAGCCATCGCCTAATCCGCCGCCTTGGCGCACGCGGCGACGACCGCCGCGTACTGCTCGGGCTTCAGTTCCTTGCCGTTGGCCACGCCGAAGTCGCGGAAGACTGCGACCGCGGCGTCGCGGCCCTTGGCCTTGGCAACCTGCGTCACCGCGGCGACCACTTCAGCGTAGGTGGTGGGCGCTGCTGCTGGCTCGGAGCTGGCGGCCTTCTGCTCGGGCGCATCGACCGCCGGCGCCGCGGCAGTAGGCGGCGTAGGGGCAGGCGTCGCCTTGGTCTTGGCAGGCGTAGGGCGGGCCTTCGCCGGCTCGTGGACGGCGGTTGCGGCTTCGGCGGTAGCCTCAGCGGCAAGCGCTGCTGGGGCGTCCTGCATGAGGGAAGCGGGGGCCGGCGCTGCCTTGGCGCTGGCGGTCAAAGCAGCGATCAGGTCGCGGATTGCCGACGTGTTGTCGGCGATGACGGCTTCAAGGCTCATTATGGCTCCTTCGTGGCTTCGGTTGTGAGGGTGTTGAGGCGGGCGAAGATGTCGCCGGCTTCGGTGGCCAGCGTCTCGAACCCGGCGGCGATGTCGAGCTGCCGGCGCAGTTGTGCGGGCTCGTGGATGTCGAGGTCGTTGAGCATTGTCAGCATCGCCGTGATGTCGGCGAGGCTGGCAGGGTGCGCTTCACAGAGGGCGCGAAGCGCCTCGCCGGTGATGTCGAAGTCGGCGATGACCAGATCAAGCTCTTGGTCGATGTTGGCTTCGTCGAGCAAGCGCTCGAACCGGTCCAGCAGTTCGATTTCCAGCGGCGTGCTGGTGAGGCTGTCGATTTCCGCCCTGGCAGCGCTGGCCAGGTGCTCGTCAGACATCGCCCGCATGGTACCGGCGTCCATCACGACAGCACGCCATTGCGCGCGGCTTCGCGCAAGCCAGCCTTGGCCTTGGCGCGGATTTCCTGCAGATTCTGCAGCGGAGTCCGCGAGCGCAGGTCCGTAAGCTCGTGGACGTCAGCCAGCAGCCGGTGCAGGTAGCGGGCGAGCGCCAACGTTTTGTCGAACGGCGGGTGTTCGGCTGGCGGGGGCGCGCCGTCGATGAGGCGCGCGAGGTCTGTGAGGTTGGCGGGGCCGGTGGGCGCCGCGGCTTGCTCGATGGGCATGGGGCTTTTCTCCGTGTCGTTTGGTTGGTTGACGGGGAGAATTATACAACCCTTGTTGTATTCGTCAACCGCATTCGCGGTTTTTGAAGACGAAATTTTTGCCTCTCAGGGAGGCAGATCAGACCGTGGTTTGGGGCGCGCGAAAAGCTACGGGTTGCGTTTGTTTGACGCGCGCACAACAGACGTTTTATCCTAGTGCGGTTCGAACAACGAGGACCGCACACATGGGCACCAAGAACACCCCCCTTCAACGCGCCGTGACCCTGGCTGGGTCGCAAACCGAGCTGGCGCGGCGCATCGGCGTGCAGCAGGCGCACGTCTGGAACTGGCTGAATCGCTCGAAGGGCAAGGTGCCTGGCGAGCATGTCATCCCGATCGAAAAGGCGACCGGCGTCAGCCGTCACGAACTGCGCCCGGACCTGTACCCGATTGAGGAGCAAGCATGAAGCCGTGGACGCTGATAGAAGGCGAAGCGCTGCCGGCGTTGAGCGCGATGCCCGACGCGTCGGTCGACGCCGTCATCACCGATCCGCCCTACTCGTCCGGCGGATTCTCACGCGATGACAAGTCGCGCGACACGGACGCGAAATACACTCAGAGCGACGCGCGGGGGCGGTTCCCGTCGTTCGGTGGCGACTCGCGGGACCAGCGAAGTTATTTCTCGTGGTGTGCGCTGTGGATCTCTGAGTGCGTGCGCGTGCTGAAGCCCGGCGGATACTTCCTGGCTTTCACGGACTGGCGCCAGCTCCCGGTGATGTCTGACGCCGTGCAGGCCGGCGGCGTCTTCTGGCGGGGCATCGTGGCGTGGGACAAGGGGCGCGGCTCGCGGGCGCCGCACAAAGGCTACTTCAGGCACCAGTGCGAGTATGTCGTGTGGGGTACGAAGGGCGCCGCGGTGCAGCGCACGCACGACGGGCCGTTCGACGGCTGCCACCAGGTGACGGTGCGGCAGGCGGACAAGTTCCATCTGACCGGCAAACCAACGGCGTTGATGCGTGAGCTTGTGCGCCCCGTGGTGCCGGGCGGATTGATCCTTGATCCGTTCGCCGGTAGCGGCTCGACGGGGGTAGGCGCGCTGCTGATGGGTCGGCGGTTCGTTGGTATCGAGCGCGAGGCGGCGTATGTGGCGATCGCCCGCGAGCGGCTGGCGGCAGCGGAGGAAGAAGCGTTCAGCGTGGCGGACCTGCTGTGAGGGCGCCGGCGATGTGGGGCGCGACAACGGACGACTGGATCCACTTCGATTTGCTGCTGGGCCTGGGCGCGGACCTGCTGCCCGTGGTATCGAATCCCGGCGCGGTGGTGGCGGCCGGCTCGAAGCTGCGGGGGCTGGGGAAGACACCTAGCCGATACAACCGGGCGAGGCAGGTGGTCGGCATTCCGGGCTGGACCTCGTATCAGGCGAGTGACGGTGAGCTGGCCCGGTGGGCGGCGGAGCCGGATTATGGGATCTGCCTGCAGACCCGGACTGTGCGCGCGCTGGACATCGACGTGCCAGACGAGGCGCAGGCCAGGGCCATCACCGACCTGATCGGCGAGTACCTGGGCTTCGCCCTGCCGACACGTGGCCGGGCGGACGCAAGCAAGGTGCTTCTGGCCTTCACCTTGCCCGGCGACCTGGCCAAACGGACGATGCGCGTTGACGGCGGGATGGTTGAGTTCCTGGCGACAGGCCAGCAGTTCGTCGCCGCCGGTACGCATGCTGCCGGTTCGCGGTACGAGTGGGCGGGCGGGCTGCCCGACTGCTTCCCTGTGCTGGTCCCAGCGACGTTCGAGGGGCTGTGGCGGGCGTTGACCGCGCGCTTCGCGATTGAGGCCCCGACCGGCGGTGCGGTGTCGGTGAGGCAGCGAGGCGAGGCCCTGGACCTGCCGGATCCGGTGGCGGACCTGCTGCGCGCGCAGGGCCGGGTGCTCGACGTGAATCGCGACGGGGCGTTGGCCATCGCCTGCCCGTGGGCCGAGGAGCACACAACAGGCGAAGACGGCGACGGCTCGACGGTGTGGTTCCCGGCGGGAAGCAACGGCCATGTGAAGGGGCATTTCAGGTGCCTGCATGGGCATTGCGAGGGGCGCACGGATAGCGAGTTCTTTGGCGCGGTCGGGTACGTCGAGGATGTGTCCGGGGAGTTCGACGCCGTGGCGCCTGAAGACCCCGCGGGGGGCCCGCGCGCGCCACTGCCGGCGTTTCAACGGGACAAGGCAGGCGGTATCCTTGCCACGCTGGAAAACGTCGCCCTGGCCGTGCGACGGCCTGATCTGTGCGGCATGGACATCCGGCACGACGCGTTCCGGGACGAGATTATGTTCGCGACGACTGGCGATGACTGGCGGCCGTTTCGCGACGCGGACTACTCCCGGCTGCGCATCCACCTTGAACGGGCGGGATTCAAACCGATCGGCCGCGAAATGATCCGGGACGTGGTGCTGATGGTGTCCGAGGAGCGGCCGTTCGACATTGCGATTGCGTGGCTGGAGAGGCTGAAGTGGGACGGCCAGGCGCGCGTCGACGGCTTCCTGCGCGACTACTTCGGCGCCGACGATTCGGAGTACGTACAGGCAGTGAGCCGGTATCTGTGGTCGGCGTTGGCCGGGCGGGTGCTGTCGCCGGGGGTCAAGGCGGACATGGCGCCGATTCTGGTCGGCGAGCAAGGCGCAGCGAAAAGCTCGAGCGTGGCGGCGATGGTCCCCGACCCGGACTTCTTCACCGAGGTGGCGTTCAACGAGCGCGACGACGACCTGGCGCGCAAGATGCGGGGCCGGCTGCTGGGCGAAATCAGCGAACTGCGGGGGCTGCGCAGCCGGGAGGTTGAGAGCATCAAGGCGTTCATCTCCCGGACGCACGAGCACTGGGTGCCGAAGTATCGAGAGTTCGCGACGACCTTCCCGCGGCGCCTGGTATTCGTCGGCACGACCAACAAGGACGAGTTCCTGGCCGACGAAACCGGCAACCGCCGGTGGCTCCCGGTGCGGGTGGCGAGGGCGGATGTCGAGGCGGTGAAGCGCGACCGGCTGCAGTTGTGGGCCGAGGGCCGCGAGCTGTTCCTGGCTGGCGGCATCGCTTATCAGGCGGCCGAGGGGCTGGCGGAACCCATACACCGCGAGCACATAATCACCGACCCGTGGGCAGAAGAAATCGCGCGGTGGCTGGGCGAGCCCGACACGCTCACCGGGGCGTGTCCCGGCGAGCGCAGTTTTTTGCGCGTTGGTGAAGTGGCCCGCGAGGCGCTGCGGCTAGAGGCGAAGCAGATCTCCAAGAACGAACAAATGCGAATTTGCAATTCTTTGCGCGAACTTGGGTATGAGCGCGAAAAAACACGGTTCTGGGGCGCTCCCGTGTGGGCTTGGGCTCGGAAATGATTCTGCAAAATTTTGCTGTTCCCACCTGTTCCCACCTCAAAATGGCAGGTGGGAACGCGCAACCCATTGAAAACACTAGGTTGTTCCCGCCGTTCCCACTGTTCCCACCTTACCCTATATACACGCGCGATATATATATGTCCCCTGGGGGAAAGGTTAACGGCAGGCGGGTACAGGTGGGAACGGGTGGGAACGGTAAAAAACTGCACGCTCGCGGGAGGCGCCGGCATGGTCCGACTTGTGGCTGTAAACGAGATTGGTTTGCGAATAGGTGAGGATCACCCCCGGGCGAAGCTGACAGACGCCGAGGTTGAACTGGTGCGGCGGCTTTATGAAGGTGGTATGAGGTACAGCGACCTGGCGGAGAAATTCGAGTGCAGCAAGTGGGCGATCGGGCGAATCTGCCGGTACGAGCGCCGGGCGCAGACGGTGGCGGCGTTCAAGGTGCTGGAGGCTGAAGAAAGTGCTTGACACATGTACGCGATGCGTGCATACTGTTGTCCATGGGGTGAGCGATGTGCAAGCCCGGATTATTAGGAGATTGAGATGAAAGACTATGCAGCCATTTGGCGTGCCGGCAACGACGCAGGCGAAGGCTTCGCGGTCGGAGAAGACGGCGAATCCGTCAACGAGATGACCCAAGAACTCGGCCATCTGATCATCAATGGGCTGGACAACAACGGCTTCGCGGTCTATGCCGATGGCGACGGCAACGAGACAATCGTCGCCGACGCAAACGGCCCGTGGGCGGTCCGCGTTGAGTAGCCTGGATAGACCATCGCCGGAGGCCGTCAAGGTTGCCCGCATCGCCTCCGGCCTGACCCAAGAGCAAGCCGGCGCCGCAGTCGGCGTTGCTCGCCGGACTTGGCAAGATTGGGAGCGCGGGCAGCGGCGAATGCCGCCAGGGCTGTTCGAGCTGTTCGGACTGAAGCGCACCGCCTGACCGGCGGTGCACATGCCTGCCCGGTAGACGCCGTAAGCTCCCGGGCATGGGCGCATCAATTCCATCGGCCAGAAAGGCCGAAATCCTGCAGGAAATTTTCGATCGAATCGCCAGTGGCGAGTCGATGCTGGCTATTTGCCGCGACCCCCATTTGCCGAATCGCATCACGGTCCTGGAGTGGATCAGTGCCGACCAGGAGTTGGCTACCAGGTGCGCGAGGGCCAGGGAGCTACAGGCCGAAGCGCTCGAGGAAGGCATGGCCGACGTTGAGCGCGACGTCTTGGCCGGCAAGATCGACGCCAAGGCCGCGAACGTCGTGCTGTCATCGCGCAGGTGGCGCGCGGAGAAGCTGGGGCCGCG